CGGGCCCGATGGGGCACAAGACCGCCCCGCGCGGCGGCGCGCGGAGCGCCGCGCGCGCGGAGGTGCGCGCGGAGCTCCACGAGCTCGAGTACGGCGCGGCGATACGTCGGCAGTTGCGCGTGACTGTCGACGTCTGCTATCCTTTGTCAGACGAAATCACCTGATTTTCTGACAAAGGAAACGCGCATGTGGCGGTAAAACGGCCCGCGATCATTGCGCTTTTGGTGGCCTCCGCCGTTCTGGTGTCCTCCACGATCTTCGACCAGCTACGCAACGGCGTGCGCGACGCGCGCGTCGGCTGCCACCTCCCGCAGGACGCGGTCGACTACGCAGACCGCACCGTAAGCCTGTTCGCGTGCTGCGAATTCGCGGAGCGGCAGCCGGACTACTACATCGACCACCCGGAGAGCCCGAGCGGCCGGACGGCGGTGTACGAGGATCCCGTCCCGGAGTTCTACTGGGGCGTTTGCATGAACTGTTTCAACGAGTTGCGCGAAGTGTGCGACGAGCAGGGCTGCTCGATGCGCCGCGTGTGCGCCACCTCCTCGCCGCTCATGGTCGGCGAGCTCCTGGACGGCACGCCGCTGCCCGAGCCGCCTGGCGGGCTCCCGGCCGGCGCGCTCGCGATCGCGCTGCTCGAGCTCGCGCGGCGCCGCGCCATTCGCCGTTCGCGAATAGCGAATCCTGAGTGAATCCGCGGGATTACGACGACGAGCCGGTCCGCTACCGAAAGACGAAGCGCAACCGGGGCCCCAGGTGCCCGGAAACCATCAGCTATTCCTTCTTCGACCACGACTGGTCGTACAGGTGCATGGGACGGCTCGAGAAGGGCGCGACGGTCTGCAAGCCGTGCCAGCGCCGCGCGGAAAAGGCAGCAAAATCGCTCCCTTAGATTGACAACACGGGTGCCGCGAATTGTCACCATCGGTGACGGAATTTGACACCCCCTCGGTCGATGGGCTACTCTTCCTGGAACCCTGGCAGTGGTGTCGGCGGCCGGCTTCCCTCGTGCGGGGCCGCGCACCGCCGCGCAACGACCGCCGTCGGGGTAGGTGCGGGCTCGCCGCCGTAGTCCTGCGCAGGACTGGATGGCGGAGACATCCCGCGCCGCGCCCGCCCCGGGCGCATGAGGCCGCTTCGGCGGTCAGTGCCCGGGGCGCGCGTTGCTCCCGCCCCGACCCGCCGCCCGAGAGCGGCACCGGTCTCGGCACCCCGCTTTCCCGCCCCCAAGGGGCAAAAATCCTCAGGAGCCGCCTGGTCTGGTACCGGGTCTCCCTCGTCGGCCTGGCGCCGACGCGACAACGAAGGAGCCCGCGATGTCGCGCACCACCACGGTCCGACTTCACGACCCGAGCCCGGGAATCCGCTACGTCCGAGTGATCGGCGACGGAACGCCCGAGCGCACCCGGTTGCTCGACTATCAGGGCAACCAGATTTCCGAGATCGTCGTCGGCATCGACCTAACGGTCGAGCCCCAACGCTGCGCGCGCGGCGTTTTCCGGCACGTCGTCGACGAAAAGATCGAGAAGTTCGAGGCGTTCGTGCTCTTCGAGCCCTACGCCGAGAACGCAGAGCTCGCGCGCCTCCGCGCCCGTGTCCGGTCGCTGGAAGAGCTCCCCGACCGCATCACGGACATCCTCCGCAACGGGCTCGACGACGTCGAGGCCGCGTTCCGGCAGGAGTTCGGCGCGAAGGCACCCGAGCCCGCCCACTACGAATACGATCTCGAGCCCGAGACGCCGAGCGACGACGCAGTCGACGAGACGCCGGCACAATCGGTGCTCGCGGTCCCCGGGCCCAGCGTGCGCGAGCTCGCGAGCCTCCTCCCGCGCCGCGACTAACATGCGGCGCCCCTGGTCTCTCCCCGAGATCGAGACCATCTTCTGCGACGGAGACCCCTTGCCGGTCGCGATCGGTGAATCGGCCGTCCATGCGTGGTTCGGCCTCACCTACGCCAGCTACCTCGTGTGGCCGCGCGTGCTCATGGAGCGGATGCCCGACGAGTGGCAGCGCCGCTTCGTCGCGCTCGCCTCCGAGATCGAAGCGGCCTACCCCGATTTCGTGGATCCCAGCTACTCGGTCCTCGCGCGCGACGCGCGCGGCCGGTACTTCCGGGATCCGCTCTGCAACTACCGCCGCCCGGGGCCGGACGTCCCGTGGCCGAAAGTTCCGTAGTCATGTGGCGCGAACGCGTCTTCAAGGCCTGCGCCGCTGCGGCGCTCTGGCTTCTCGCGTTCGGCGCCCTCCTCATGCTCCCGCTCCCGCCTAGCAAGGCGCCGCGCCTCTGGGCGCGCGTCACGGGCGGCAGGCCGATGCAGCGCCTCGAGCGCCCGCCGGCCTTCACCTCGGACAACCCGGACGCGCGCCTCGCCTACTGGCTCGACGCGTACGGGCGCGCATGGCTCGCGCCGAGCGCGTGGTCGCGCTTCCGCATCCGAGTCGAGGAGTACGACGCATGATGCCCGGCTTCTGGAAGCGAATGTTCGAGCGCGCGACGCCCGGACGGCTCGACCGTCTCGAGGCGCAGCGCGCGCGGCACGAAAACGACTTCAAGCGCGGCATGCGGCGCCCGGAGCCCGGTCGCGAAGAGTTCGATCCGTTCGGCGGCGGCCTCCTCGAGCTCGATCGCGAGATCGAACGCGAACGACTGATCGGTTGACTGCGGGATAGCTCAGTTGGTCAGAGCAGCGCCCTCATAAGGCGTTGGTCGCCGGTTCGAATCCGGCTCCCGCTTCCATGTTAGGTCACCATGATCCAGAGCGCAAGATTCTCGCTGCGGCAGTCGCCGACGAGCGTGAACAAGGGGCGCGGCTGGACCGAGGTCGACGCACGACGCTGGCTGCGCGCGAACGGGCTGCGCGCGCCGGTAGCGCTGCGCACCGCGAACCAGCTTCGGTTCCGACAGGCGGAGCCGAGCGAGTTCGACACCTTCAAGACGCGCACCGCGGATCTCCCGGCCGGCGTCCAACTTCTCGACGCGGAGTAGCCCGTGGCACTCGACCTGACGCCGATCGTCGAAGACATCATCATCTGGCGCGGCGACAACCCCGTGATCACGGTCACCGTGACGGACCCGGTGACGGGTCTTCCGGTCGACCTAACGGGCGGCACGTTCGCGTTCACCGTGAATCGCAACTCCGACGGGAGTGCGACCAACGAATTCCAGCTCGCCCCCACGAACACGCCTGGCGTGAGTGGTCTCGTGACGTTCCAGCCGACCACGGCGCAGACGAACATCGCGCGACGCTCCTACTTCTACGACGTGCAGTGGACAAGCGGTTCAACCGTCCGTACACTGGTCACGGGTCGTTTCGTTGTTCGAGACGACATCAACAACTAACGGAGGGTAAAGAACCATGCTGGTTCAGGATTTCATCTCGGCACTGCAGAAGCACAAGGGCAAGATCGTCGCGGCCGTCGCGGCGAACGGCGCTCTGTTCGGCCTGGACCTCGGCGAGAGCGTCGGGGGCGTGGTCGACCAGGTGCTCAGCGCGGTCACCGTCGCGGTCGACGCGTACGTGGCCCTCGCGGTGTCCGTGTCCGCCTTCGTCGAGGCGCTGAAGAGCGACCCCGACGTCGACACCGGTCCGACGACTCCCGGCCCCGTCTCCGACGCACCGGCCGCCGAGTAGTTCGGACCATCCCCGGCCGCGCATAGCAGCGTAGGTCGATCCCAACCAACAGGAGGAGCCCTTACCATGGCTCGAGCTTTCGATACTTCCCGCCCCGGCAAGGGCTTCGTCAAGGCACTCGCGTTCCTGCGCGCCGCGATTCGCGGCGGGCTCGTCGCCGACGACGTGAACGTGCAGTCCGGGGCGTCGACCGTCATCCTGGATCCGTCCGTGTACGAGAGCCGTGTGCGCTCGAGCGGTGCGGCGACCCAGCAGGTGCTCCAGCTTCCGGCCGGCGCCAAGGTCGGCGTGCGCCACCTCGTGTCGTTCGTGACCGAGACGGTCGCGGGTGACTCGATCCGCATCAACGGCGGCGCGGGTGTCTCGCTGCAGCAGGCCGGCATCCAGGGCGACGCGGCGGCTGCGGCCGTCACCAACGTCGACCTCGCCGCGGTGAACGATCGCTGCCTCTTCGAGTACAGCGCACCGAACACCTGGAACATCATCTACACCAACGGGACGCTCTCGTAGCACCCATCCGGCCGCACCTCTGGCCGGCGAGCGGATCCACCGGGAACGAGCGCTCGTAAAAGTTGGAGCCGGTGGAGTGGCATGGGTGACGGACGCCCAGCCCCCATTTTCCCGACGCTTCGCAGAAACGCCGCACACACCACGCGCACACTAACGCAGGCGGGTCCGTGAGCGGAGCGTCGGAGTTTCTTTCTCGGTAGCTCAGTTGGCAGAGCAACGGCCTGTTAAGCCGTGGGTCGGAGGTTCGAGCCCTCCCCGAGGAGCCATTGCATGTCGAACCCCAACGACCCCGACTACGACCCGAAAGGGTTCCGCCGCGGCAGCGAGAAGGGCGGACGCGGTCCGCGTCCCAATCTCGAGGCAATGATCGGCGTCGAGTGGTCGAAGACGCCCGGCGAAGCCGAGCGAAAGATGGCAGCGCAAGGCCTCGGGCTGAAGCCCGAGGACGTGCCGCAGTTCGACACGATCGCGGAGCTCCAGGTGTGGGTCTTCCGCATGCACGGCCTACGCGGCAGCAAAGAGCACTTCCAAGAGCTCGGCGACCGCGCGGCCCCGAAGCCGTCGCGCACACAGGGTGCCGATGGCTCGCGCAGCACGCGCAAGAGCAATGCACGCGCCTCGCAGAGCGAGGCGGAACGCTGGTTCGAGGGGTTGGACGGTGTCAGCGGAGAAGACGACGATTCAGACCTGTTGTGAGGTTGGCGCCGTAGAGGCGACCCTACACCGGGAAGTGATCCCGCTTCTGCACCGACTCGACGAGCGCTCCCAAGGGCAAGAGAAGCGCCTCGACAAGATGGACCGACGCAGCGCGGGCATCAGCACGCTCGTGGCCGCCGTCGTGGCCGCGCTCGGCACCTACTTCCGTCCGACGACCTAGCCATGTCGACGGCGTTCCTGCTGAGCGAGTTCGATTCGCGAATCCTCGGCGACGGCACGAAGAACCGGCGGCTGTATTCCGAGCTCGTCGGCGACATGGGCATCCGGCTCAACCAACTCCACGAGTGGGAGGCCGAGACGCGCCCGGGTTGGCGCATCGACTGGCGCATCCGCGAGTCGGGCACCGGCACGACCATCATCCGCATCCCCGCCGGCCTGATCTACGACGGCGCGTCGATTCCCGCTCTCGCGCAGACCTTCATGGGCGCGCGCGAGCTCTACGAAGTGGCGAGCGCGTTCCACGACCCGCTCTACCAGTGGGGCGCGCCACGCGGCGCGTCCGACGAAGCGTTCTGGATCGTCGCGCGCAGCGGCGCGAAGCAAGTGAATCCCACGCGCGCCTGGCTCGGCTGGGCGGGCGTCCGCATCGGGGGCTGGGTGCCGTATGGCAAGCACGCCCGTCGACGAGCGCGATGACTACTGGGACTCGCCGATGTCGGCCGCCTCGCGGCGGCACCTTCGCGCGGTGTTCCGGTACTTGCGCGCGCACTGGCCGACGGCGCGCCGCGTAACGCTCAGCATCCAAAAGCTCAAGGGCTGCGACGCCGAGATCTGGCGCGTGGCGCGCTCGCGCGATCTCGTGATCGCCGTCGATCCGCGGTGCCAACTAGCCCTCGCCGTCAACCTGCTCCAGCACGAGTACGCGCACGCGGTCGTCTGGGACGTGAAGGAAGAGCACCACGGCCCGGCATTCGCGGGCACGTGGGGCGCGATCATCACCGCCTTCGAGGACGGCAGCGTCATCGAAGATGTGGAGGACTGGAAGTGAACGTCCCCGTCACCGAGGGCCCGCAGCACGAGCTCGGCTGCAGCGAGATGCACTTCCACGCGTCGCCGAAGTGCTGCGCGGACGGGTGCTATTGCAAGCAGCCCGACCCGGTCGCGAACGTCGCAACGCCCTTCCCGGCCGACAAGCCGAACCAACTCCTCCTCGAGCTCCTGAAGCAAGCGGACGCGATCGACGAGCTCGTGGTGATCGCGCGCGACAAGAACGGCCGCCTGTACGTGACGTGGACCGAGCAGGATCTCGGCTCGCTGTGCGAGGCGACGCAGCTTCTCGTGACGACCGCGCACGCCGACCTCTACACCGGGCACTGCGCGAACGAGCCCGAAGACGAGCACCCGCCGCTCAAGCTCTCTTTCCTCGCCAACGGCGAGTTGGAGCCCGTGAAATGAAACGCTTCCTCGCCGTGCTGATCGCCGCGCTCATTCTCGTCATCGGCACCGCGTGGGCCATCGTGCCCACCGTGAAGCCGCAGCCCACGCTGATCAACTGCTACCCGATCGTCGAGGACTTCGGTCTTCGCTTGGCGATCACGCTGTGTCTGTTCCGCCTCCCCGACCCGCCGCTCAAGCCGCCGGTCGACGAGCGCGAGGCGCTGAAAGACGCGCCCGGCGTGAATCTTTAATGCCGCGCCGGCCGACGCACATGCGGCCGGTGCTCCCGGTCGTGAACCCGCGCCCGAGCCCGCGTCCGCGCGTGGCCGACGCGCCGCGGGGCACGCGACGCCCGTACCTGACGCTGCGGACCCGACGTCCGCTCTGAGGCCCGCATGGCGGAGCTCGAGCCGCTTCCGTTCCGCATCCCCACGATCACGCTAGGCGCGCTGCGCTACATCGACGCGCGCGACTGCCCGGCGGCGGATCGCCGCGCGGCCCGCAACCAGGTGCTCGGGAAGATGCGCGACGTCGCGCCGCTCGAGATCTTCTGCGACACGGCCGGCATCGAGAACACGTTGCGCGCGGCGCGCCCCGACTTCGACGCGACTCTGGCGCGCGTGTCGGGCAAGCAGTTCCCCATCGAGCTCGGCGACTATCTGCCGGGCGAGCTTGTCTGCTACAACACGACGAGCGGCGAGGCCGTCGGCGGCTTCATGTTCTTCGCGCCGAAGGACCACGTCACCGACACCGTGCATCGCGTGTCGTACTTCCCGATCGCGGCGTACCCGCGCGTCGCCGACCCGCGCGTGCGCGTACGGCGGATGTTCGACGTGATCGAGGCGTACGCGCAGACGCGCATCGACGGGCCCGGGCAGCACACCATCATCTTCCGCACTGCGCGGACCCGCTACTTCGTGGACGCCGTCCGCAACGACCTGGGCGACCAGGCGATGGCCGCGTGGCGCGCCGAGGCGCTAGTCCGCGCCGCGCGGCAGACCAACCCGGTCGTGCTCGAGGAAGTCGCGGACCCGCAGCTTGCGGGCCGCACGATCCTCACCGTCAAGCCGGTGGCCGCGATCGCGGACCCGGTCGGCGAAGTGGTGGACATCCAGAGGGCGAAATGAACGTCAACGCCACCCTCTCAGCACAGCAGGTGGCGGTTGCGGTCGGCGTGCAGGGAGTCGGCGCGACGCTCAGCGGCACGCGCCCGGACATCGCGTTCTCCTCGAGCTCGTCGGCCGCGTTCACCGGTCCCAACGACCTTTCGCCGACCACGGTCGCCGGCCACAAGAGCATCCCGTTCGACAGCACGCCGTTCCCGGACGCCGCGTACGACACGATCGAGTACAGCAACTTCAAGGTCGTCACGCGGCACTCGTGGTTCGGTCGGTTCGCCTTCCCGATCCCGGCGGGCTCGACCATCACGAACGCGTTTCTCCGACTCGTCACGACGACGGGCGGTGACGCAAACGTCATCACGGCGCGCTTCTGGCTCCCGTCGAAGGACGGCATCTGGGACAACGTCGGCCCGAATAGCAGTTGGGTCGTGATGAACGACACGACGGGCGCGACCACGGAGGCGTGGGGCTTTCAGTCTCTCATGCAGACTGCCGGCGGCGGCGCGAACCTCTCGAGTGGCCCGGGCCTCGGTTCGATCGACGTCAACGTCAAGTACAACTGGGGGGTCGGGGTCATCACCGACAGTTCCGGGGTCGACGCGATCGCGCAGACGTTGGTCTGCACCACCTCGGGCAACTTTCGGCGCTTGCAGTTCCGGCTGGGCCGCTCGGGCTCGCCGACGGGCAGCATCCGCTTCAAGATGTACCCCGCGATGGCGAACGACGGGTCGGACGACCGACCTAACACGAGCACCCTGCTCGCGACGTCGAACGACATCGTGGCGACCGCCGTACCGGTGAATGGCCTGGTGAACATCGACTTCCCGGCCGATGTCGCGGTCACCTCGGGGCAGCGGTACACGTTCGCCCTCGAAGTCGACTACGCGTACGGAACCGCCTACATCCGCTCGACGGCGCTCGTCGTCGACAGCTACGCGGGCTCCGCGTGCGTGTTCGGGCAGCGCTTCGGGGCCGCCTCGTGCGCCTACGGCGTCGGCCCGATGTGGCCGCACCTCTATCGCGAAGACGCGATCACCATTCACGAGCCGGCCTTCGGCAGCGTGCTCGAGTACGTGCTGAACACGACGTGGACCGGCAACCAGGACTTCGACCTCACCACGCTCGTGCAGGAGTGGGTCGCGTCGCCCAGCTATGCGCCCGGCTTCGTGATGGTCGGCGCGCAGGCAAAGGACACCGGATTTCTCGCGAGCCGGCGCTTCACCAGCGCTCAGTTGTTCGTGACCGGCTTCACGAACGTCCCGTCGGTGATCGGCGGCGTGACGGCGCAGCGCTTCAGCGTCGCGCTGGACCTCGGGTAGCCCGTGCAGCGGCCGATCATCACCGACTGGAAGAACCCCGACTACGAGGCGATCTACCGGTTCCGCAACTGGAACCTGCGGCGCCTCCGCGACGGCGGCGAAGACGCGTGGGAGGCGGCGTGGGAATACTACGCGACGCACCCGCAGCAGGCGATCGGTGACTGGATCACTACGTTCGACCCGCGCCTAGCAGCGCGCGGCATCAACCCGTACATCCCCTTCGTTCTTTTCCCCCGGCAGGCCGAGTGCATTGACTGGCTCTGGGATCTGTATCTCACGCAGAAAGAGGGCGTCCTCGAGAAGTCGCGCGACTGCGGCGCCACGTGGGTCGCCGCGTCGTTCGCGTGGTGGCTCTGGACGTTCCACGAGGGCGTGCAGATCGGCTTCGGCTCCCGCAAGGAAGGGCTGGTCGATCGCATCGGCGACCCCGACTCCATCTTCCAAAAGATTCGCATTCTGATCGCGCGCCTCCCCGTCGAGCTCCGGCCGAACGAGTGGAAGAGCGGCGAAGACGAACCGTACATGCGGATCAAGAACCGCGAGACCTCGTCCGTCATGATCGGGCAGGGTGGTCGCAACATCGGCCGCGGTGGTCGATCTTCCCTGTACTTCGTCGACGAGGCCGCCTTCCTCGAGTATCCCGAGGAGGCGCAGGCCGCGCTCTCCGCGAATGCCGACGCGAAGATCTGGCTGTCCACGCCTAACGGCACGGGCAACCCGTTCTTCCGCATGCGCTTCAGCGGGAACTTCCCGGTGTTCACCTTCCATTGGAAGGACGACCCGCGGAAGGACGACGCGTGGTACGCGGAAAAGAAACGCACGCTCGAGCCGGAAGTGCTCGCGCAGGAAGTCGATCTCGACTATGAAGCGAGCGACACTCAAGTCGTCATCCCGTCGCTCCACGTCCGAGCCTCGCGCTCGCTGCGCAAGGCCCTCGAGAAAGATGGTCTGCTTCCCCCGATTACGAAGGGCAGCGGCCTCGGTGGGCTCGACGTCGGTGCCGGCGGTCCCGGCAAGTCCGTCCTCGTCCCCCGTTTCGCCACGGTAGTCCTGCCCTCCACGAAGTGGGGCGACGACGACACGATCGACGTCGCCGCGAAGGCGCGCGAGTGCGCCGTCGAGCAGGGCTGCTCCTCGATTCTCTTCGACTCCATCGGCGTCGGCCGCGGGGTCGCCGCTGCGTTGCGCCGGATGTCCGGCGTGATCTCGCAGGGCGTCAACGTGGGCGATCGCGCGACGCGGACGCGCTGGCCCGACGGCAAGCGCGCCAAGGACAAGTTCGTCAACCTGAAGGCCGAGCTCTGGTGGAACGTGCGTGACGCACTCCGCCGGACGTACGAGCACTGGCTCCACTACGCCGGAGAGGGCGGGGTGGCGCACGATCTCCAAGACCTTCTCTTCCTGCCCGAAGACGAAGCGCTATGCGCGGAGCTTTCGCTCCCTCGGTATCACCACACCGAGACGGGCAAGATCCAGATCGAATCGAAACGGCAGTTGGCCGCTCGTGGAGTGGCTTCACCGGACCACGCGGAAGCGTTGGTCCTCACGTTCGCACCTCGCGTCGCAGTGAAGCGGGCGAAGCGCGCACAGGCACGTTGGTAAGGCATGTCGATCGACAACAAGCATCCCGACTACCTGGACGTCGTCGAAGATTACGTCGTCATGCGCGACACGTTCGCGGGCCAGCGCCGGATCAAGCAAGCCGAGTTCCTGTACCTCCCCGCGACCGGCGGCCAGATCAAAGACGGCGCTCTCAAGAGCACGACCTCGCTCGGCCGCAAAGAATACGACGCGTACATCGAGCGCGCGATCTTCCCCGACTACGTGCGCGAGGCCGTCAACACGCTAGTCGGCGTGATGCACTCCGAGCCCGCCATCATCGAGCTCCCGCCCGCCCTCGAGCCGATGCGCGAGAAGGCGACGCGCAAGGGCGAGTCGCTGCAGGCGTTGCTCCGAAAGATCAACGAGCAGCAGTTGCTCTACGGCCGGTTCGGCGTGCTCGCCGACTTTCCGCAGGATCCGCAGCACGCGGAGCGCGCGCAGGCGCCCCACCTCGTGACCTACGAGGCGGCGTCGATCATCAACTGGGACGACGAGCGCTTCACCGAGTTCAGCCCGAACCGCCTCAGCTTCACGGTCGTGAACGAGACCGTGTTCGTGCGCGGCCCGAACGGCACCAACGTCTACGACTTCCAGGAAGAGCGCCGCTATCGCGTCGTTTACCTCGAGCCGGCGGACGCCGAGCAGCCCGAGAGCCCGACCAATCCGCTCACCTACAAGACCTTCACGCAGCAGGACGACATCCAGAGCGAAGTCGTCATCCCGACCTTTCGCGGCACTGCGCTCAACGACATCCCGTTCGTGTTCATCGGGTCGAACGACCTGAACGTCACGCCCGACGAGATCCCGCTGCTCGGGCTGGCGAACCTCTGCCTCGCGATCTACCGCGGCGAGGCCGACTATCGCCAGTCGCTCCACATGCAGGGGCAGGACACGCTCGTCATCGTCGGCGACGAAGTCGGCCGCGACGGCGAGACGAAGGAAGAGGACGCAGAGACCGAGATCGGTGCAGGCGCGATCATCCGCATCCAGCCCGGCGAGGGTTCGGGCGCGAAGTTCATCGGCGTCGACTCGAAGGGTCTGCCCGAGCAGCGCCAGGCGGTCGAGGCCGACAAGCAGCGCGCACAGAGCATGGGCGCGCGACTGCTCGAGCCGCGCGGCTCGCAGGCGGAGTCGGGCGACGCGCTGCGCATCCGCGTTGCGGCGAGCACCGCCACGCTCTCGACGATCGCGGTCACCGCTGCCGCCGGTCTCGAGGAAGCGCTCAAGCACTGCGCGCGCTGGATCGGCGCGGACCCGGACGCCGTCAAGGTGCGTCCGAACATGGACTTCACCCAGGAGAGCCCGAGCCCCGAGCTCATGCGCTCCCTCGGCCAGGCGATGCAGACGGGCAACATCCCGCTCTCGCTCGAGTCGATTCACAAGTGGCTGCAGTCGAAGAACTTCACGAAGCTCACCTTCGAGGAAGAGCTCGCGCGGATCGCCGCCGAGGAAGAGACCGGCGTGCGCGAGACGCTGCCGCAGCCGCCGCAGGCCACGGCCACGGACACTGAAGACGAAGAGGGGGACGCGTCCGACAACACGGGCGCCGACAACGACGTTTCCACCGACTAGGCATGACGCCTAGCAACTCATGAGAGGAAAGAAACAATGGCTCTGAAGGTAGTTCTCGATTCCCTGGACGATGTGCCGGAGGCGATCCACAGCGAGTACGTCGAGAAGGACGGCAAGTTCGTCCTGCAACTCGACGGCGCGTTCTCCGCGGTCGACCGCGACAATCTGCAGAAGGCGCTGAAGAAAGAGCGCGACGAGCACAAGGCCGCGAAGCAGCGGTTGGGCAAGTACGGCGAGCTCACGCCCGAGCAGATCGAAGAGCTCCGCTCGAAGAACGAAGAGCTCGCACTGCAGATCGAGACGCTGGGCACGACCGACGAGGCCGAGCGCACGAAGAAGATCGACGAGCTCGCGGATCGCCGCGCACTCGCGCGCATCAAGCCGATCGAGCGCCAGTTCAACGAGCTCAAGTCGCAGTTCGAAGGCGTGACCGGCGAGCGCGACGAGCTCCGCCGCGAAAAGCTCACGAACAAGATCATCAGCGCCGTGACCGATCCGGTCGTCCTCAAGGAAGCGGGCATCGTTCCCGACGCCGTCGAGGACATCAAGCTCTGGGGCCTCGCGCACTTCGAAGTCGACGAGAACGGAAACGTCGTGTCGAAGGAAAGCCTGGGCACCCCGGGCATCCCGCCGAAGGACGTGTTCGGCGACTTCAAGACGAACGGTCAGCGGCGCCACTGGTTCGGCACCACGACCGGCGCCGGGGCGACCGGCGGCAAGGGCTCCGACAGCCTCACGGGCGACAACCCGTTCGTGGAAGGCAAGTTCAATCTCTCGAAGATCGGTCTGCTCGTGAAGGCCGATCCCCAGAAGGCCGTTCGCATGGCGAAGGCCGCGTCGACGAAGAACTACGACGCGACGAAGTACCTGCCGAAGGCGCTCCGTCCCACCGCGTAGTTAGGCGACGCAAAACAGACCCGCTAAAAGCTCCGTGACGGGGCCCGGCGGAGAAAAACCCGTCACGGCGCATGGCGTCCGTCGGGGTAGCAACCAACCATCAACCTGAAAGGAATCCGAAATGGCTGCGACCCAGCTCACGGACCTCATCATCCCGAGCGTATTCTCCGAGTACGTTCAGCTTCTCAGCGCGGAGCGATCGGCGTTCCGCAACTCCGGCGTTCTCGTCGACAGCGAGTTCATCAGCGGACTCATGGACGGCGGCGCGCAGGTGTTCAACGTGCCCCACTTCCGCGATCTCGCGCAGACGGAGTCGAACGTGTCCTCGGACGCGCCCGGCACCAGCGCGACGCCGCTGAACATCACCACGGGGCAGGAGATCGCCCAGCGGCACAGCCGCAACCAGGTGTGGGCCAGCATGGACCTCAACGAGGCCCTGGCCGGCGCCGACCCGATGCAGGCGATCGCCTCGCTCGTGGCGAACTACTGGGTGAAGCAGGAGCAGCGGATGATCATCTCCGCACTCCGCGGCGTCGTGGCGGACAACATCGCCAACGACGCGGGCGACCTCGTGCGCAACGTCGCGCTCGGCGTGGCCGGCACCCCGACCGCCGCCAACCTGTTCTCGGCCGAGGCGTTCATCGACGCCCAGCAGACGATGGGCGATGCACAGGGCGACCTGGGCGTGGTGGCGATGCACTCCGTGGTCTTCGCGCGCGCGAAGAAGAACAACCTGATCGACTTCATCCCGGACAGCCAGGGCGTGGTCGACATCCCGTTCTTCCTCGGTCTCCGCGTCGTGGTCGACGACGGTCTGCCCGCGATCGTGAACGCCGGCAACATCGAGTACAGCACCTACCTCTTCGGGGTCGGTGCCGTGGCTCGCGGCGAGCGCGCACCGCTCACCCCGACGGAAGTCGATCGGGCTCCCCTCACCGGCAACGGTGGCGGCCAGGAGTTCCTGATCAACCGCGTCGAGTGGGTGCATCACCCGCGCGGCTTCGCGTGGCTCGCGGCCTCGCAGGCCGGTCGTTCGCCGACGAACGCCGAGCTGATCCTCGCGGCGAACTGGGACCGACGGTACCCGGAGCGCAAGCAGATCAAGTTCGCGGAGCTCCGCACGAACGGCTAGACCCCGTTCTGATCCCGAGCGCCCCGCCGTCTCAGTGGCGGCGGGGCGCCTTTCCTCTACCCCCTACACACTGAGGTGTCCATGTCCACCGATCAGATCTCCGCGGCCGATCTCGACGAGCTCGAAGACGAGCCCGCCGCCGTCGCCGCTCCCATCGACCCCGCCCAGTCCGAAGACGTCTCGAGCGCAGCCCCGGCCGGGCTCGAGGTCGACGTCGACGAGGACGAGGCGTCCATCGACGCGTTCCCGGAATTCGAGTCGTCCGACGACGAGCCGAGCGACGACGAGATCGTCCTGCTCAACCGCGAGCTCGCGGTGTCGAACGCCCGCGTGTCGCGCGCTCGCGCGAAGTACGAGGCGGCGCTCGCGGAGAACAGCGAGATCAACCAGCGGCTCGGCATTGCGCTCATGGCCGCGGGCGACGTCCCGCTGCACGTGCTGAACCGCATGCAGGACAAGATCACGCGGCCCGAGGATCACCGCCGCCTGACGGCGCGCGAGGCGATCGACCGGCTGCAGGGCCACTACCGCCCGGGCAAGCGCAACTACCCGGTCCATTCGACGGCGCGTCCGCTCGTCGAGAAGGCGGAGTAGTCCCATGTCCGAGCGCTTCCCGCTCACGCCCGACGAGTTCCTGCAGGAGCTCGAGATCGACGAGATCGACCCGTCGTTCGGGCGCGAGCGGGGGCGCACTCGGCGCAACGTCCAGCTTTACAACGCGCAGAAGGCACGTCGCGAACGCCGAGTGCGCAACAGCGCCGGCTTCGCCCATCCCGCGAACACCGTGCCCCTGCCCGCGACGGGCATCACGCCGCCGATCGCCGCGGGCCAGGAAGCGCTCCCCGCGTACCTCACGTGGTACTGCGAATTCGCGAACGCCAACGTGGTTCAGTACCCGGCAACCGGCGCGATCACGAACGCCATGGTGAACACCGGGGTGTACTGCGTCGGCATCGCGGCGGCCACAGGCTTGCTCCGCATCATCGACCTGGCGTCCGTCGCCATTCTCACGGTCGACCTGAATCAGTTTGTCACGCATCACGGCTGGCATCAGATGGGCGTGCTATTCGACCCGGTTGGGGGCCGCATGGCCCTGTTCGCCGACGGCGATCAACTGGGCGCGGTGTCCTTCGCGCACGCCACGTGGTCGGCCGGCACGTGGAACTACATGTGGAACACGGGCACGGCGGCAAAGGTCATCAGCATCGGCACCGTGAGTCCGCTCGAAGTTTTCCCGGGGCACATCCCGGCAGGATTCACGCTGTGACGATCAGCAAGGCGCTCCAGCGCGCGCTACTCAACTCCCGCAACGCCCGCCTCGAGCGCTTCGTACGCGCAGGCGCGGGGTTCTTTTCGCCGCAGAAGGCGATCACCACGACCGGCTGGGGCCAGGCATCGCCGCTCACCGCGGCCGAGAAGACGCGCCCCGTCCTGATCGTGACGTCGTTCGAGTGGATCGGACCCGGTCTGACGGACTACCCGAGCGCGCCGAACATCTTCCACACCGGCTTCACGCGACTGCAGGCGGGCGGGCTCAACAACGAGCTCGTGCTTTCAGACGTCACCGGCTTTCAGGTTCCGCTGATCACGCTCAGCATGTACCAACTCGCGCCGGTCGGCGGCGTCCACTACATCGCAGTGCTGCTCGATCCGGTCGGCGACCGCTGCGCGATCTGGTTCGACGGCGATCAGGTGGGCCAGGCCGCCTTCGGCGTGAACACACTGGACGCCGGGTTCATCGCCTACCTCGCGCGCGACCCGTTCAACGATCCGGGCGAGCCGCAGTATTCGAACATCGGCACGGTCGGCCCGCTCGAGTTCTTTCCCGGGTTCGTCCCGCCCACCTTCGTGTTCTAGGAGCGCGCCATGGCAGTCGCGGCTGACATCATCGTGGAAGACGGCACCGGGCTGGACACGGCCAACTCGTACGTTGCGATCGCCGACGGCGACATCTACCACGAGCACCGCGGCAACACGGCGTGGACCGACGCGACGCAGGACGCGAAGGCGACGGCGCTGATCCACGCGACCGAGTACCTGGACATGCGCTGGTCGTTCATCGGCTCCCCGACCTTTCCGGGCGACCCGACGAACCTCGCGCAGGCGCTCCAGTGGCCGCGCACCGACGACGCCTTCCTGGTGGACTCGCGCGGCAACCAGTACGGCGACGACGAGATCCCGTTCTGGATCGTGAACGCCACGCTCGAGTACGCGCTCGCGTACCTCACGACCGGTCGGCTCCTGCCCGATCCCACGGTGCCCGACACCGCCGGCCGGTTCGTCACCCTGAAGCGTGAAAAGCTCGGCCCGCTCGAGGAAGAGACGCGCTACAGCGACTCGCGCGGCACGAGCACGAGCAAGCGCACCTACGCGCTCGCCGACAAGATCATCCGGCAGAGCGGCCTCGCGGTCACGGGCGGCGATCGCGCCATTCGGGCGTAGCCGTGGCGCTCCACGACAACTTCGTCGATCTCATGGACCGGCTCGTCGAGAAGCACGGCCGCGAGATCCTGATCCGCCGGCAGACGGGCTCCGCGCTGAAGATCGCGGGTCGCCCCGAAGCGGGCGTGCAGCCCAGCTACACGAACACGACGCAGAAGGTCGTCTTCCTCGACCACGACACGCGCGACCTTTTGCTCGCGATCCCCGGCGCGGCCGACGAGCAGACGATGATCACGCGCGAGATCGACCGGCTCGTGATGGTCCCCGCCAAGCGGCTGACCTTCGAGCTCACCGACGACCACAAGATCGTGGACGGCGCGAAGGTCTTCGAGATCACGCGCGTCGTGAAGCTCCAGCCCGGGCCGACGCTCGTCGGCTACATCGTGCGGGTGGCCATCTAATGGCGCAGACCTACGACGAAGCGATCCAGGAGCTCAGCGCCTACATCCGCACGCGGTGGACCGCGGCGGGCGGCGTGCTCGCGAACCTCGCGTACGAGGACCAGGACTTCGACCCGCCCGCGAACAAGACGTCGTGGGCGCGGCTGACAATCAAGCACCACTCGGGCGCCAAGTCGCTCGGCAGCGGCACCAGCGCGGTCTACCGACGGCGCGGGCAACTAACGCTGCAGGTGTTCACGGCGATCGGGGAGGAGGGCCCCGGAGCCGTGGGGGCGCGCCAGCTTGGCGGGCCCATCGTGCAAGACATGGAAAGCGTCGGAGCCGTTGGCAACATCTGGTTCCGCAATTCAGTGATGCGAGAAATCGGCGTGGATGGGGTGTGGTACCAGATCCACGTGCAGACCGATTTCGTCTACGACCGGACCACCTAGCAGGAGGGAATCATGTCCGATACCAATCGAGTCGCAGTACGCGCCGTGAAGGAGGTGACCTACGGTATCGTGCCGACGGCGCCGTTCCTTCGCGACATCCCCTACAGCGGGGCGCCCAACCTGGGCTTCGTGCCGGAGACCGTCGTCTCCGAGCTCATTCGCTCGGATCGTCAGATCGACGACCTCGTGCTCGTCGGCGCCGAGGCGGCTGGCGACTTCAACTCCGAGCTCGCGTTCGGCATCCACGACTACCTTTTCGAGGGCGCGTGGTTCAACACCTTCCAGGTGCGGAACAAGTGGACGAACACCGAGGAAGAGACGCAGATCACCGCCGTCACGGCCACGCAGTTCACCGTCACCAACGAGGGCTTCACGCCCGTCATCAACGACATCGTGCGCGGGCAGGGCTTCACCAACGCGGCGAACAACGGCTACCACATCGTGAACGGCGCGCCGACCACGACCGCGGTGACCGTGGCGACCGCGCTGACCATCGAGGCGTCGCCGCCCTTGCGCGCGCGACTGCACACCGTCGGGCGCCGCAGCGCGGCCGGCGATCTCGACCTGACGATCACGGGCAGCACTGGCACGCTCGCGTCGACGGTCCTGAACTTCACCACGCTCGGCCTCCAGGCGGGCGACTGGGTGAAGCTCGCGGGCTTCTCGGCGACGCCGGCCAACAACGGCTGGTACCGCATCAGCGTGACGCCGACGGCGACGCTGCTCACCTTCGGCATCGTGCCGACGGGCGCGGCCACCGAGGCGCCGGCCGGCGCGGTCGACGTCTACATGGGCGAGCGGCTGACGAACAGCACGACCCGCATCTCGTACACGCTCGAGGAAGAGTTCGCGGACCACTCGCCCGTGACCTTCCAGTATTTCCGCGGCATGATGGTCGACGGTCTCACGCTGACGGCGGAGCCGCAGTCGATCATCACGGTCGGGTTCACCTTCTCGGGCAAGGACGCGTTCTTCAGCGACACCGGCATTCCCGCGACGGTGCCCGCGCAGCTTCCCGCGGTGGCCGGCAACGGCCGCGTGGGTTCGGCGACCACGGTGACCACGGGCCAGGTGAACGTGCTCAACTCGAGCTCGAACGTCGGCCGCATCGCGCGCGGCGGCGTGCCCATCTCGGGCAGCAACTTCGTGCTCGAGGCCACCTTCGAGATCGCGAACAACCTGCGCCAGCAGCCGGCGGTCGGCTTCATCGGCGCGGTCGGCATCGGCGTCGGCGAATTCGGAGTGACGGGCTCGCTCAGCACGTACTTCGACAACGCGACGCTGGCCCGCGACGTGGTGAGCAACGCGGAGACCTCGTTCGACGTTCGCTTCGCGGACATCTCGGGCCAGGTGCTCCTGCTCGACGCGCCGCGGATCAAGTTCTCGGAGGGCTCGCCCGAGGTGCCCGGCAAGAACCAGGACGTGACCGTCCCGCTCGCCTACCAGGCGATCCGCCACCCGGTGTTCAACTACACCCTGGCGCTGTTCCGCTTCTACGGCTCGCAGTAGTAGCTGATCGGGGCCATGTTCACAGCGGGTGTGAACATGGCCCCTTCAGTGAACATTCCGAAACCCCCAACAGGAGAAACCCCCATGGCTTCCAAGCCGCTCAGTCTGGTGTTCGGTACGAGCGCGGCGCTCGAGACCGACGGCATCGTGATCAACTACGGCGAGTACGGCTCGTTCCGCTGCGCGCGCGCAGGCGGAAAGAACAAGGCCTTCCGCAACCTCATGGAGCGCAAGCTGCGGCCCTACCGCAGCGCGATCAACATGGGGACGATGGACGAGTCGATCCTCGAGAAGCTGACGCACGAGTGCTTCGCCGAGGCGGTCGTGCTCGGCTGGGACATCTGCGAGCAGAACGAGCTCGGCGAGATCGTGCCCGTGCCGTTCAGCCGCGAGAAGTGCGTCGCGCTCTTCCAGCAGTACCCCGACCTGTTCTCGGATCTGCTGCAGCAGACGCAGACCGTGATCAACTTCGTCGAAGAGTCGCGAGACGCCGACGCAAAAAGCTGAGGGAGTTCCTAGAGTGGCGGCTGGTTCACGGCCGCCACGCGAAGGCGATCATCGACGCCGCGCGTGAGACAGGGGCTCCCATACCGGCCAGCATCATGAACGCGCCGCTGCCCGAGGACGCCTACCAGGTCCGGGTGTTCGAAGCGTTCGAGAAGCTGAGCACGTGTCGACAGATCGTGATGGGCGCCGTCGGGCCCATCCCCTGGTCGGCCATCGACCAGTACGCCCAGCGCATGGGCGTCGCCGACGACGAGCTCGCCTACGAGGACTTCGTGGCGATCGTGCAAGAGCTCGACGAGGCCTTCATCGAGAAGCGCCACAAAGAGATCGCGGCAGAGCGAAAGAAGCAGGAGCAGGCTAACAATGGCCGATCCCGAACAATTCGCCGCACGACTCCGAGCAATCGCGGAGGGCGTTGAGCTCAACTCCGGCAGGGCGGTGAAAGACGCAGCAGCGGCGGCGCTAGTCGCGCTGGTGCGTCTCACCCCCGTCGGAGGGCCCCCCACTTCCCCGCGCGACCCGCACCCGGGCCTCGCGCGATCCAACTGGCACGTCCTCGCGGGCGAAGCGACCGCGCGCGTCCAGCGAGAAGCAACGACCGAGGGCGACGCCGTGGGCGCCGGCCTCGCGGTGATCAACGGCCTCGGCCGCCCCGACGCCGTCACCATTTCGAATCCCGTCCCGTACATCAACAAGCTGAACGATGGTTCGAGCTCTCAGGCTCCGGCCGGCTTTGTGCAAGCCGCGCTCGCCGCCGCGTCCACGGCCCTGCGCCGTGTCCGACTGCTCACCAACGTCCGGTCCCGTTCCTAAGGAAAGCCGATGGCACTCGAGTCTCTGGACATCCGAGTCCGACAGCAGGGCGCGCGCACCGTTGCGCGCGACATCCGCAACATCGGCTTCGCCGCAAGCGCCGTCTCCGGTGAGCTTTCGACGACCAGCCGCATTCTGCGCGGCCTCGCGATCGCCTCCGTAGCACGGCGCATTTTTGCTTTCGCGGACTCGTTCACCAACCTGACGAACCGCGTGCGCCTGTTCTCGGACAGCCAGGCCGAAGCGAACAAGACGACCAACGAGTTGATCGGGATCGCGAACCGCGCGCGTGTCGCCACGGACGCCGTCTCGCTCACCTACCAGCGGCTCGCCATCAACCAGGATCGGCTGGGCCTCAGCACCGAGCGCGTGCTGAAGCTCACCGAGACGCTGAGCAAGGCCGTCGCGATCGGCGGCTCGTCCGCGCAGGAAGCGGGCGGCGCGTTGCGCCAGTTCAGCCAGGCGTTGTCGGGCGACTTCAAGGCCGCCGCGCAGGAATTGAACAGCGTGCTCGAGCAGACCCCGGGTCTCGCCGACGCGTTGGCGGACGGCCTCGGCATCTCGACCGACCGTATCAAGGTGCTGGCCAAGGAAGGCAAGCTCAATTCGGACATCGTGATCAAGGCCCTCGAGTCGCAGGCCGACGTCATCGAGGCGCGGTTCTCGCGCATCGCCCCGACCATCGGGCAGGCTTTCACGGTGCTGACCAACTCGACCGAGGTGCTAGTCGGGCAGTTCTTCCGCGTGTCCGACGTGGGCAAGGTGATCACGGGCAACCTGATCTCGCTGAGCCAGCGCATCCTGCAGCTTGCGCTCGACGAGGACCGGCTGAACGAGATCATCAACAAGACGGCCGACCTTTTCAAGGCGCTGATCGCGATCAAGATCGCGAAGTTCCTGTTCGATGTCGCCCGGGGCTTCGACGTCGCGTTTGTTGCGGCCACGCGCTTCGCGCGCGTGCCCCTTCTCACGCTGCTCACGTCGCTGCCCGCCACCCTCGCGCGTGTCGTCACTGGCCTGGGGGCCGTGCGCGGCAGCCTGCTCGTGCTGATCGCCGCCAACCCCTTCACCCTCCTGCTCGCCGGAATCACCGCCTTCCTGGCTCTGCTGTTCAGCGTGCGCAATGAGACCGTCACCCTCGGTGGCGAGACCGTGCGCGTGCAAGACGTGATCGTGGCCGGCTTCGAGATCCTGGTCGAGAACACGAAGGCGTGGGTCGGCCGGTTGCTCGAGGCGACGAAGACGTTCCGCGATCTGCTCCCGACGGCTCGGCAGTTCTTCAACTCCGTGATCGCCGGCTTCACCATCGTCGGCCGCATCGTCGGCGAGGTGATGGGCGCGATCGTGGAGGATGCAACCGAGGGCTTCCGCCTACTCGGGCAGACCATCCTCGACGTGATCGACGCCGCGGCGAAGGCGTCCGTGGGCGACTTCAAGGGCGCCTTCGAGACGCTGACGCGCGACCTTCCCGTTGCCGCCGAGTCGGCGTTCAGCCGGATCGACATCGGAAAGATCATCTCCGAGGAAGGGAAGCGCGACTTCCTGCAGGAGGCCACCAGCCTCTTCGAGCGCGCCTTCGGGCCCGAGCTCGCGGAGCGCGCGGCGAAGCGGTTCCGCGAGTCGCTGCAGCAGTCCGTGGCGGGCGCCGAGCCCGGGGCCATCGCACCCGCGCCGGGCGTCGGCCTCGGCAGTGTGTTCGCGCTGACCGAGCAGCAGAAGGCGGTCACGAGCGTGATCGCGACCATGGACGTCGCGACCCGTGTCGCGCTCGAGTACCTGGACGCGAACACCGAGCTCCAGAAGGCCGTCGCCGCGAACGTGATCTCGGAGAAAGAGCGCGCCGCGATCCTGAAGCAACTCGCGACTAACGACTTCCGCCGTCTCGCCGCCGAGACGGACGACCTCGCGTCGCTGACGATCGACTACAACGACGCGCTCGCCGAGCTCCGCGCCCGCGCGACCGCGGCCGGCATCGGCTCGAACGAGCTCAACGCAGCGATCGACCGCCAGCGCGACGTGTTCGAGAAGGCCCGCTTCGACCTGAAGCGCTACCAGGAGTCGCTGAGCGCGACCGAGGCGCTGCAGGAGGGCGTGACCCGCGGCTTCCAGCGCTTCACCGAGGGGCTGGGCACGATCGCGTCGAACGTCGCCGACCTGACGCAGAGCCTCCTCGACCAGGGCCTCTCCGCGATCGAGGAGTTCACGCGCACCGGCACTCTCGACTTCCGCCAGTTCGCGCTGGACGTGATCGCCGAGATTCAGAAGGTCATTCTGAAGATGCTGGCGCTCCGTGTTATTCAGGGCCTCGGCGGCGGCAAGAGCCCGGAGGGCGCGAGCACCGACACGGGTGCGGGCGGCGTGCTGGGCATTGTCGGCGAGATCCTGGGCGGCTCGCGGCCCGGCAAGGGCAACACGGGTGGCTCGAGCGCGGATCCCCTGTTCGTGCAGATCATCAACGCCGGGCAGGTGGGCTCCGACACGACGTCGAAGATCACCGAGGCGATCGGGATCAACGGGCAGGACCAGGCCGCGCGCGATCAGCAGAAGACGGCGACCGAGGCGGGGTTCTTCTCGACCCTGCTCTCGGGCATCGGCAACGCGTTCACCAGCACGGTCGACACGATCGGTGGCCTGTTCAGCACCGGCTTCAACGGGTTGTCGCGCGGGCTCGGTCAGCTTGGCTCGTTCATCGGCAGCGGTCTCTCGAGCCTGGCCTCGGGCCTCGGCGGTGCGATCTCTTCGCTCGTCGGCCTGTTCGGCGGCGGGGGAGGCGGCGACACGACTAGCCAGATTCTCGGCCTCGTCGGCGGCATCGTCGGCGTCGCGGGCGGGCTGCAGACCGGCGGCTCGCTCGGCGCGTCCGACCTCGGCAAGACGTTCCTCGTCGGTGAGAGCGGCCCCGAGCTCTTCACGCCGAAGCAGACGGGCACCGTGATTCCGAACGAGGCGCTGGCCTCGATGCAGCAGAGCGCGCCGCCCCAGGTGAACGTGCAGGTGGTGAACGTCGACGACCCGACGACCGTCCCGAACGCGATGTCCACGCGCGAGGGCGAGCAGGTGGTCCTCAACATCATCCAGCGCAACCGCGGCAAGCTCCGCCAGATCATCGCGTAGGAGATCCCCCATGGCATTCGTAATCTCGGCCGGCGCTGCGGCGCCCGGCGGCTATGTGATCCCGACGGGTCACACCGTCGCCGCAGTCGGCAACCAGGAGTTGTTCTTTCGCGTGCGGCGCTACCTCACGGGCAACCCGGAGATCGCGACGAACGTGGAGATCGGGACGCACTCGAACGTGCTCGAGCAGATCGACACGCACAAGAACCTCGCGCTGACCACGGGTACGTACTCGCTTCGCCACAACGGCGGCGACGTGTTCACCCTTTCGCACAGCACGGCGGGGGTGCTCGACGCGGCGATCGCAGCGGCGGCGGGCGTGTCGACGGACTACAACTTCAACGGCCAGCAGACGCACGGCCTCGCGTTCCGCATCAACCGCGTGGACAACTCGGATCCGCCGACGGCGACGACGGAGGGCTGGGACTTCACGCTCGCGACGAACGGGCTCGGCACGAACGACCGCTGGTTCGCGGAGTTCGAGGCCGCGACGACCAACCTCGCGAAGACGGCGGTCAACCTGCGCGGGCGCCGCGTGTCCGCGTCGGTTGACGCGACGGACTACTTCTGGGTCCGGTTCAACATCGACAACACCTCGGGCACTCTGGTGCTCCGCGGGTTCGAGAACGCCACGGGCGCGGGCAACGTGTCGACGTTGGTCTACATGGCGGTCGGCACGGGATCCAGCATCTCTTACTGGCTCGTCGCCAGCCATCGCCACTTCGGTCTGGTCACCCGCGTGTCGGGCGACTATCACCAGATGTGGGGCGGCTTCATCGACACGTTTTCGACGAAGCAGCAGTACCCGTACCCGCTCCTGGTCGCGGGCGACACGACGGTATTCAACACCGCGCCCAACTCGACCGTCGAGAGCCACATGGCGCCGTGGTTGAACGGCGCGGGCTCTGCGTACTTCCGCACCCCGGAAGGGGTGTGGCGAGTGGTGAAGGGGCGCGGGGTGCAGAGCGGCACCGGCTTCGCCTCGGGCGATCTGCAGACGAGCGCGCCGAGCGCTGGCGAGTCGTGCTTCTGGCCGTGGGCCTCGCCGTCTTTCACCATTCAGGGCGTACAGTACGGCGCGCAAGGGCGCGGCGTGGGCACGAACATCTACCTCGGCGGCGCTTTGTTCATCACGCCGATGCGCGGCGCACCGTCCGCGGAGCGTTATGCGTTGCCGTGCATGGTGATCCAGGGCGAGTCGGACCGCCACCCGATCACGGGCGAGGTCGCCAGCGTGTTCTGCACGAACGGGCTCGCGCAGCCGGGCGTGCCGCTCGAGGAGATCTTCACCGTCGGCGCCGATCCGTACGTCATGTTCCCGAACATCTCGCGACAGCAGGAGCAAAACTTCTGGTCGCTCAAGCTGGTGTAGGAGATCCCCCATGGCCTTCACGACGATGGTCAACCCGACCTTCAGCGACTACCGCACGGCGCTTCGCAACGCGCTGACCGGCGTCGGGTTCACCGAGACCGCTCTCTCGGGCTCGAACGAGTTCGGATACACGCTGGCGGCGACGGGCCACAATTTCGCGCTCAAGATGGACGCGAACATCGTCCAGGCGCTTCCGTTCAGCGGCGCAGTGGCCGGCGGCAGCGCGTGGACCGCGCAGTCCGGCACGGTCACCAGCCCGACGACGGCGGGCAATCAGGTGCGGCAGAATCCGCTCGCCGCGAACATGACGAACTACTGGATCTTCTCGCGCATCGTGACGGCGGGCACCGTGGTGTACGTTCATGCCGTGTGTGAGGTGACCCCGGGCATCTTCTCGCACCTCTTGCTCGGCGTGATGGACAAGTCGGGGTCGTACGCGGGCGGCGCGTACTGCCAGGCGACGTTCATCAGCGACACGACCACGGATCGCGCGCGCTCGGAGAACGCGATCCCGTTTCAGTGTGGCACCGTCTCCACCCAGCGTTCCACCTACGTGTCGATGATCGGCAGCACGCTCACCTCGAGCGATGCGGGCGCCAAGTCGAACGTCGAGAACTACCTCAAGAGCGCGAACGGCGACATGCACGTCGGCTGGACGCCGATCTCGTTCGGCAACGGCGAGGACTCGATCACGATCGACCTGTTCACCATGGGAGTGAACACGCAGAACGGCCTCACGCCGCTGATCCCGATCTACTCGAAGATCCCGATCGGCACGTCGCACTTCAACTTCCTCGGCAGCGTCATCGACGCGCGCTGGGTGAACATCCAGTATTTCGTCGGCGGCAACACGCTGACACTCGGTAGTGACACGTGGCACCTGTTCCCGCTGTGGGTCAAGGGCGCGTCGATGTTCCTCACGCCGGGCGCGAGCTTCGGCGAAGACATCACCAGCACGGGCTGGTTCGGGCTCGCGTACAAAGAGGTTCCGTAGCATGGTGATCCAGGGCACGATCATGGCAGGGTTCGCGACGCCCCCGGCGTTGACGGCCCTGAACATGCTGCCCGGCGCCACGACCGGATACCTCGAGCCGTCCGATCCGTTCGAGGCCGGCGCGGGCGCGGGCGCGCAGAACCCGCAGCCGCCGGTTCTCACGAGTGCGGGCGGCGTGCTGATCGACACGTTCGCCGACGACTTCTACGGCCGCGTCCACCTCGTGCGCAGCCGGATCATCGTCGGCGGCGAGACGATCGACGATCTCATGTCCGATTGGACGCGTGTGCTCGATCTCGGGAACATCACCGAGGCGCAGACGTTCGACTTTCTGGTCACCAACTTCGTTCGCACCGCCTCGCGCAACATCACGGCGACGGGGATCACCAACCCGGAAGGGTTGACGCTCACTCCGACGGCGTTCCCCTACGTCCTGAATCCGTGGGACGACCAGCTATTCACGCTGACCGTCGCACTGACCGGACCGCCCGAGATCGACGCCCAGCTTTCGTGGGATCTCACGGGCGGCCAGTCCGACCTTCTATTCGACATCCTCGGCGACCGCACGGTGATCTGGCCGTTCCGTCCGCAGAACGGGTTCGTGGAAGAGCTCCGCTACAAGACGGACGTCCTCGAGTCGCGCAGCGGCATCGAGCAGCGCGTGTCGATGTGGGTGAGCCCGCGCGTCGTGTACGGCATGGAGTTCATGGTCTCCGGGCCCGAGCGCACGTCGCTGATCAACCGCATGTTCGGCTGGCCCGCGCTCTACGCGGTGCCGCTCTGGCACCAGGCGCAGCGCACCACGGCCGCGCTCTCCATCGGCGGCGCGTCGATCTCGGTGAACAGCGCCGCGGTCGACTTCCGCGACTTCGGCGATTCGAAGCTCGGCATCCTCTGGCGCGCGTACAACGACTTCGAGGTGATCACGATCCTCAGCCGCACCGACGCGACGCTGACCCTCGAGCGCCCGCTCGAGCAGAACCACGCGATCGGCACGTTCGTGATCCCGCTCCGCTTCGCCTACCTGGGCGACGAGCTCCAGGCCCCGCGCTACCGCGTCGGCCCGCAGCGGTTCCAGACCGAATGGCACAGCGTCGACGGCATGCCGCAGGCGCGCCTCGCGGCGGCGACCAAGCTCGAGACGACGATCTACCAGACGAAGCGCGTCTTCCTCGGCTTCAACTACGTGAACGGCACGCTGTCCGAGGAGTTCGTGCAGGGCAAGGACCGTGTCGACTCCGACGGCGGCGGCTTCATCATGTTCGGGAACCGGCTGGCGCCGGACAACCGCACGACGAAGACGTTCGTGGTCCGCACGCTCGCGGAGAAGTGGGCGCTGCTCGCGCTGCTGCACGAGTTGCAGGGCCGACGGTCGTCGTTCTACCTGCCGACCTTCGGCGCCGACCTCGAGCTCACGCTGCCCCTGTCTTCGGTGAGCTCTGGTATGCGCGCGCGGCTGACGGACTACGACCGATTCGTCGACGGGCAGAGCCCGCGTCGGGATGTGATCGTGTTCCGCAAGAGCACGTCGACCCCGATCATCCGCCGCATCATCGCGAGCTCGGACATTGGCGGCGGCGAGGAGGACTTCACGGTCGATTCGAACTGGGGCGCCGACGTGGCGCTCTCGGACATCGAGCGCGTGTCGTTCCTGACGCTGTGCCGGTTCGACTCTGACGTGCTGACCATCGAGCACGAGCAGTCGCAGGCGGACGCCCGGCTCGAAGTGCCGATCCGCGAGGTGATCGAATGACCTACCTAGCGCAGGAGCAGAGCCAGCAGGCCGGCGAAGTCGTCGAGCTCTACGAATTCTCGACGGCCGCCGGGCGCACGCTGCTGACCTCCGCCGACCAGCCGGTATTCTACAACGCCGAGCGGTACGAGCCCGAGGTGATGGGCCGCTCGCAGGTGATTCAGGAAAGCCTCGAGACGAACGGGCAGACCCTCGCTCTTCGGATGCGGCGCAACCACGACCTGGTGACCCGCTACATCGTCACGGTGCCGGCGCTGCTCGACAACATCCGCATCTTTCGCGGGCACGTCAACGACACGGGCGTCACGATCGACTCGGACGGCACGATCAACTTGCCCGCGGCGGCGGTGATCACCTACTTCCGCGGCACCGTCGCGACCGTCTCGTTCGAGGGGAGCCAGGCCGAGCTCCGCATCCGCGGGCGCAACGACGTGCTGGACCGCAGCGTCCCCAAGCGCACGTTCCGCAACCTCTGCAACCACGTGCTGTACGACGCCGGCTGCCAGGTGAACCCCGCGAGCTTTCAGTACAACGTGACCGTGACCGCGACGACGGGGCGCGTGCTCACCGTGTCGGGCATCCCGGACATCGCGGGCCCCGTCGACGCCGCGTTCTTCGACGGCGGGATCCTGCTGCAGGCGCTCACGGGCGACGCGCGCATGATCCAGGTGCTCACGCGCACGGGCGGCGGCAACGGCACCATCCAGATCTTGATCCCCTTCGAGAACGTGGGCGTGGGCGCCGCGCTCCTGCTCCGCGCGGGCTGCGACCACTCGCTGCCGACGTGCATCGCGAAGTTCGCCAACGCGCGCCGCTACGGTGGCTTCCCCACGGTTCCGACCCGAAACCCCTTCACCCAGCGAATCGCGTAGGAGGTGCGCACGTGCGCCGTCGACCCCCAGCCTATGTGACAATCGTCCTGCTCCTCCTGTCGGTCGCGCTGACCATCATCAGCGCGATCCTGCAGCCGAAGCCGGACATCGAAGACGCGCGGCCGGCGGGGCTGGGCGACTTCAACTTCCCGACGGCGACCGAGGGGCGGGCCATCCCGGTCGTGTGGGGCAGCGTGAAGATCGCCGGCCCGAACGTCACGTGGTACGGCGACCTCCTCGTGTCGCCTATCAAGGAAAAGATCGACGGCGGTCTGTTCGGCGGCACGACTCGGTTCACGGTCGGCTACCGCTACTACGTCGGGCTGCAGCTTGCGATCTGCCACGGCGTGGTGGACGAGCTCTACCGCATCGAAGTCAGCGAGCAGCAGGTGTTCCCGCTCGACGCGCAGGTGCCGCTCACCGCCACGACGCAGCCCGTCGTGATCAACAAGCCGAACATCTTCGGCGGGGACAGCGAGCGCGGCGGCATCGTCGGCGAATTCGAGTGGTACACCGGCACGACCAGCATCGCGAACGGTGACATGTCGCAGTACCTCGCCGACATGATCGGCAGCGGATCGCTCGACAACATCCCGGCGTTCCTGAACACGACCTATCTCGTGTGGCGCGGCCCCACGAGCCGGCGCATCGTCAGCCAGTTCGTCGCCCCGCCGACGCAGGCATACCCGAACGGCCAGGTGATCACCGTCTCGGAGCACAACGGCTACATCGGCACGCAGACCACGCTCGAGGCGTGGGCCTTCTACGTGCGACGGTTCCCGAACGGCCTCGGGCTGGGCGGCGGACAGCAGCGCATCGGCGACGACGCGAACCCGATGGCCGTGCTCTACGAGATCATGACCAACACGGTCTGGGGTCTCGGCATCCCGGGCGCCGACATCGACGCCGCGAACTTTCAGGCCGCGGGCGCGACGCTCGCGACCGAGGGCAACGGCTTCAGCCTCGTGTGGACGGACCAGCGGCCCGCGCGCGAACTGATCTCCGAAATCATGCGGCAGATCCACGGCTCGCTCACCCAGACGGCGGGCGGCCTCTATCGCGTGAAGCTGATCCGCACGCCTACGGGCGGCGAGCTCAGCGCGGCGTTCGTCTTCGACCCCACGAACGTGCTCGAGCTCACCGAGTTCACGCGCGGCGCGTGGAACCAGACCTTCAACCACATCCAGATCAACTACCAGGACCGCAACGACTCGTTCAAAGAGACGAGCGCCGTCGAGCAGGATCTCGCGAACTTCACGCTGCAGGGCAACCGCGAGGCGGTCGCCGCAAGCGATTGGCCGGGCGTGAAAGTCGGCAGCGTCGCGCGACAGATCGCAAAGCGCGAGCTCCTGGTTCGTTCTTTTCCGCTCGCGAAGATCAAGCTGTCCGCCAACCGCGAGTGCGCGCACCTCCTGCCCGGCGACATCGCGAAGCTGACGTGGCCCGAGCTCGGCATCACCGACATGGTGCTGCGGATCCTCAGCCTCGATCTCGGCGAGCTCGGCGACGGGCGCGTCGACGTGACCGCGATGGAAGACGCCTTCGGGCTCGGGTACGGCGGCTTCGCCTCCCCGCCCGCGACGGGCTGGGATCCGATCGACGTCGCCGCGACCGATGCGGGCGCCATCGTCTTCCCGATGCCGGGGATTATCGCGCAGCAGCGGCTCGAGGACCAGCTCAACGACTCGCGGATCATGGCCCTCGTGCCGCGCTCGAGTGGGCCGGCGGTCGGTGTTATTCCGAACTGGAACATCGGCAACCCGGCCACGTCGTGGGGCCCGTACCACGGGACGGCGGAGCCGAGCGCGGACGCGGCGACCGGCTTCTGCCCGACGGCGCAGTTGACCGCTGCGCTGCTCGCGCGGCAGGGCGGGTCGCACGTCGTTTCGAGCATCACGGTCGACACGGCCACGGTGGACTTCGTCGAAAAGGTGCTGAAGGACTTCATCGCGGCCGACGCGGCGGGCCTTCGCACCGGGCGCAACCTGATCATGATCGGGGGCGTGGGCGGCACGGACAACGCCGGCTACACCGACCTGGCGCGCGTCGAGTTCATGGCGTTCGAGAGCCTGACCGACAACGGCAACGGCACCTATACGCTGAACAACGTGCATCGCGGGCTCGGCGACACCGTGCCCTGGGATCACCCCGACAACTCGCTCGTGTACTTCCTGGACGCTGACCAGGCCTATCACCTCACGGACAACGACACGCTCTACCCGGGCTGGTCGGGCAGCCATCCGGCCGGCAGCGATCTCGTGACCGACACGCGCATTCAGGTGCAGACGCCGTTCTCGCTCTCGAGCCCGTCGACGGCCACTCAGCGGCGGGTGTTCTTCCGCGCGCAGGTGGACAACACGGTCGACCTGGCGTCGCGCATCTTCATGCCGCTGCCGCCGTTCGGTGTCGGGCTCCTCATGGACCCGTCGCCGGCCGTCGCCGCGACCGCGTACTTCTTCCCGGGCGATGCGACCCAGCCGGCTTCTCCGGCCACGGTCGCCGGCCTAACGGCGGCGCTCAACTGCCGCGTGACGTGGAAGAATCGTGGGCGGTTCTTCACCGACATCAAGCTGCCGAACGACGCCACGGACACGATGAACGCGACGAACGAGCCGGGCGAGTACCCGGTGAGCGCGCCGGCTGCGTCGACCGCGTGGGAAGTGCAGGTGACCGTGACCGGGCACCAGGGCGGCACGACCGTGATCCACAACACGGCCGTGACGGCGAACACGGGGCTCTTCGACTTCACGCTCCCGGCGGTCAACACGCAGAACAGCGGGTTGATCTCGATCAAGCTGCGCGCGCGGCGCGTCGACGGCGCGGGCGTGGACTCGATCCTCTCGCGCACGGCGTACACGATCTGGTTCTCCCGGATCTAGCATGCCGACCGTGATCGCCGTGACGGGCCCGGCCCACTCGGGCACGTCGCTAGTCGCGGGCGTGCTGCACACCATGGGCGTGTGGATGGCGGACGAGCTCCCCGTCCCCGCGCCCGGCAGCTACGTGCAGTGGGAGGACAAGGCGTTCTCCCTGCTCGCGACCGGCGCCGCGCTCCGACGGCATCCGATCGACCAGCTTCGTCTCCGCAAATGGTTCATGGCCCGCGAGCACTCCGCGCGGCAGATGGCGAAGGCCTACGACGTCGCGGGCTGGGGGGTGAAGTCGCCGTCGCTGGCGCTGCACCGGTACCAGTTCGAAGACGTCGCGGCGGCGCACGGGCACGTCGTGCAGTGGATCACATGCGGCCGTTCCCCCGACGCGATCCGCGCGGCGCGCCGCGCCTGGCTCGAGCGTTGGGCGAAGTCCTCGAGCCTGAGCGTCGGGCTCGCCGTGAAGCTCGAGGAAGATCTCGACCGGCGCATCCGCGACGCGCTGCCGATCCGCGGCGCCGTTCACATCGACTTCGACACGTGGCGCGACGACCCGGACGGGCTCGCGCTGCATCTCTGCGATTCCCTGAACCTGAACCCCAGCCGCGCCGCCGCGGGCGCTGCGGCAATCACACCACGGAGGCAATGATGGCGAGCTATAGCCGAGCCAGTGAGCACAAGCTGCGGACGGTCCACCCGCTGCTGCAGCGCACCTTTCGAAAGGTGCTCGAGTTCTTCGACCACACGATTCTCGAGGGCCATCGCGGACAGGAGGCGCAGCACAAGGCGTTCGTGACCGGCGCGTCCAAGCTCGACTGGCCCAACGGCAACCACAACGAGTACCCGTCCGAGGCGACCGACGCGACACCGCACCCGATCGACTTCGCAGACGGCTCGCTGATCAAGCCGGACGGCACGCTCGACCGCGTGAAGCTCCGCGCGCTCTGCCGCCTCTACTACTTCGCCGGCTGCGTCGTCGGCGTTGCGCACGCGCTCGGCGATCCGGTACGCTGGGGCGGCGACTGGGACAGCGACGAGGATTTCTCGGATCAGAAGTTCAACGATCTCGTTCATTTCGAACGAGTGAACAAGTAGGAGACTCCCCCATGGTGAAAGAGATGCTGCTCGCGCTCATGCTGTGCGGCGCCGCGCTCGGCTGCGCGTCGTTCTCCGGCGGACTCGACCCCGCGACGGCCGAGGGGCTGCTCGTGAAGGGCGGGCTGCAGGTGCTCACGCTGAAGTACACCGAGGGCCATCCCGAGAAGGCGTCGAAGCTCGTCGAGATCATCGACGGAGTGGTCGCCAACCTCGAGAGCCCGCAGTCGCCCGCCGAGATCCGGCAACTGATCTTCGACCAGATCCCGTGGTCGAAGCTCGACGCGGCCGAGCAGATCGGCGCCATCAACGCGCTCGACGCGCTCGTGCTCGTGCTCGAGAAGTACGTGCCGGTCTACAGCGTCAACGTGCCCGTCGAGGACATCAAGCTCGTGCTCGGCTGGGTGCGCGAGGTCGCGACGATCCAGGTCATCGAATGACCGCGCTCCGCAAGTCCGTCCGCAACGGCAGCATCGGCGCCGCGCTCGGCGCCGTAGCGTACGAGGCGGCCAGCTTCTACTGCCTCGTGCAAGGCGGCCCCCTCGGCGCCGTGCTCGCGCAGCAGTGCGGGCAAGCGGCCGACGAGATCGTGACCGGCGTCGTGGCCGGTGTCGCCGGCCTGGCGGTCGGCCTTTTCACAGGCGTGCGCGAACTGCGCAAGCGCCGTGTGCCCGCTGGCGAGAGCTCAGGCCCGCCCTCTCGCTAGTGTGGCGGGCGGGTCGGCGCGAGGGGGTTTGCGCCGGCCCGTCCAACTAACACGAAGGCCCGGCATCCCGAAAGGGGTGCCGGGCCTTTTTGCGTTTGACCCAGAAACCAGGTCATATGACCTGAATTCCCGATCAGTTGCCGCGGGGCACAACCTCCGGGTCCGACGGCTCGAGCTCGAGGAAGAGCAGGTTGGTGTCGCGCCGGATGTCGAGGCAGAACGACAGCGTCGTCACGAGCCAGCCGACGGCGTAGCACTGCAGGAACGGCACCGTCAGGGTGAGGAACCACGCGATGCCCGCGAGGATCAGGCCCCATGCGAGGCCGAACATCGGCCCGATGAAGAGCGCGGCCACCATGTACCGCACCTGCAGGTTCACCGAGATGTTCACGCTCGGCAGTAGTCCGGTCACTTCCCTCGCCATCATTTCACTCCGATCGCCGCAAGCTGCAGCGCGTTCTTGAAGTCCTCTACCTGGGCCTTCGCCTTGGCCGGGATCCCGCCCGCGCTCCACGGCTTCCCGTTCTCCCGGTTGACGTACGGGAGGTTGGGGTTGAAGGCGATCTCGTTGCCCGTCGGCGTCGCGATGGAGTGGACGCCGAACTGCCACACTGGCCGCCCGGCGCCGAGCGCCAGCACTTCCTGGCGCAGCGCGCGCTGCGACGCCCTCGAGCGCGGGCACTCGTCGGCGTGGACGCCGCCGGGCGCCCGGCCGCAGAGCTCGCAGTCGATCCGCGTTAGGCGCCCCATTACAGCAAGCCCTGCCGGTGACAGATCCCGACGAAGTAGTCGGCGACCGACTGCACG